GCGATTCAGTTCAAAGTGCAAGGCAGCAAGATCGGCACCGGCACGAACTACTCGCTGATTATCAACATGTACGGCCAGTGGGAGAGCGTGATTCCGCTGAACTCAGAGAAAAACGGCAACAACTTGCACGCGGCGGTGTTCCACTGCCTGGATGATAACCAGGCGACGCCACACAACGTGGGCGTGACGTGCACGACCAACAGCAACACGGTTTAACAGCCATGAAAGACATATTCAAGAAGATCGTGAGGACGTTGAATCTGCGGGATTTCGCGCCAGAGATGGAGGCGGAGATCCAGGTGTGGGTTAACCCACCGCGGGCGGTCCTGACTGAATACTCGGGGCTGGTGGAGGCGGTGCGCTCGATCCGCACTGAGCTCGACTCGATCTCTGCGCAGCTGGAGGATAAGCAAGAGGCCGAAACTGGACGGCAGCGGGCGGGAGAGCTGGCGCAGCGGCTGAACGAGGTTGGGCGGGCGCAGATGGAAATCTTCGCCCAGTTATGGAGCCAAGGACCAGAGGAGACGCGCTGGACGATCCAGGAGATCGAGCAGCTGGTGGAGCGCGCCGCGGACACTGACCCGGCGCTGTGGCTGTGGCTGTGCCGGAGGACACTGGAAATGATCACCGCGTACAGGCAAGGCCAAAAAAAAGCCTGACGGCGGGCGCGCTGGACCTGGCACGGCGCCGGGGAACCGCGCACCCGCTCTTGAAGGCCTATCTCCAAGCGCGCCAGGTCAACCAGGCTGCCGGCGGAACGGTGATAGCGCCGTGGGAAGTGGATGAGCTGCCGGAGGAATGGCTGGACGCGGCTGAAGCGCTGATAGTGGAGACGGTGGAGATGCGCCAGGGATATGCTGAGATAGAGGATCACCTGGGAAAGTGGCGAGCGGAGCATAGGCAAAAAAATGGCTGACAGCATTCTAGATATCATCTTTCGAACCAAGAAAACCGGAACGGGGGAGAAGGAAAGCGTCTCTGGGCTGGATAAGCTCAAAGACTCCTTCGAGAGCCTGACCGGCGTGAGCCTGACCGCCGCGGGAGCGATCACGATGGCGACTGCCGCGGTTGGGGCAACGGTAAAATTCGCCAGCCAGGCGGTGAGTGAGTGGAGCGCCTATGCCGAATCGGTGGACAAGGCCTCGATGGCCACCGGCGTGGGCGTGGAGGAGATGAGCCGCCTGATCCAGCTGGCGGACGACTTCCGTGTGAGCCAGGAGGCTCTCACCGGTGCTATGCGCATGGCGATGCAGAACGGGTTCCAGCCGACGGTCGAGAACCTGGCGGCGCTATCCGATGAATACCTGGCGATTTCTGACCAGACCGAGCGGGTGAACCTGCTGCAGGGGATCTTCGGGCGGCAGTGGGAGAGCATGGTTCCGCTGCT